CCGCCGGCGGATCGGCCGACAGCAGCGTCAGCGGTTCCGTCAGCCGGCCGATCGGATGCCGGGCGGCGGACGGGCGGCGGCGGGTCGTGGTCGTTGCCATGGCTACGCCACCGTTGAGACGACCCACTTCGACAAGAACCACTGCACGCGCGTCGACAACGACGGGCGATCCTCGCGTCCCTCCGTGGTCCCGGGTTCGGCGTAGAGGTCGGCAACGACCAGCAGCGTGGCCGTTTTGATCTCTTCCGGAATGGTCGCGGCCGACCACGGCGTATCGGGCAGATCGAAATTCAAGTACCCAATGACGATCGCCGAGGCCGCCGTGATCTTCGCTTGGATCAACGAGTCCTGTAAGTCATGCGAAATTCGGAGATGTTCTTTCGCCTCTTGCAGCGTGATATACGCCTCCGACACGACGACGCGGCCGGCGGCCCGGAGCGGTCGCGGCGTCATGACGCTTTCCCGTCCCGGCCGCGGCGGACCGCCAGCGTCCACGCCGCGCCGTCCGTGCCCGGTTTCGTTTCCGTCGCCTGATTGCAGTACCAGAGATTCCCGCTCGCCGTCACGGTATCGCCGGGCGCGTACAGCCGGCCGGCGACGTGCACGCCGCGGTACACCATGAGCGGTGATGCGTCCTTGCCCTGGTCGACGACGGGCGGCGGCGGCGGGTCGGGCGTCGGCGCCGGCGGCGGTGTGGCGAACGGCGCGTTCGCGTCGCGTTCGGCGAGCGCCGCCAGGCTGTAGTTCTGCTGTTGCATGTAGACCGTGTCGCCGCCGCGGACCGGGCCCAGGCCGTAGTAGCGGAATCGCGCCTCGTTGACGGTCATCCCGCCCGATCCGATCGCTTCGGTCGCCGCCCGCGTCCGCGCGTTCGGGTCCAGCCAGAACAGATCGTACACGTCGAATTCGGTCCCGTACGGCGCCGCCAGCGCCAGCCCGTCGTCCAGCGCGAGCTCGATCGCCGTCATGTGCGCCTGCAGACACTGGCTGTAAAACTGTTGCGTCGTCTGTTCCGGCGTCGTCGCCGGCGTCGCCTTCGACGTGTCGATCAGCGGGATCGGCACATGGAAACAGCCGCAGATCGTTTCGTCGCTCCAGTTCAGTTGCTCGATCAGTTGCGCGTCGGCGGCGGATTGCGTCGTCGCTTCGTACTTCATGCCGGCATCGAGGATGCCGACCCTCCCGGCATTGACGCCGCTGTGCCCCGCCTGCCAGTTGTCGACAATCTCTTTCGCCGCGGCCGCCGAGAGTTTGAGCGGATGCGTAATCACGCCGGACGGTTGCGACCCGTTCGCGAAAAACGACGTCGATCCCTCCTGGATCTTCAACCCCTGCAGCGCCGCCAGGCCGCACGCGTACAGCGGACTCACGCCGCAGAGCGGATGGAACAGCGGGACCATCGGATCGTGAATCAGTTCCGACGCCGGCAGCGCCGGCTGGCTGGCATCGTAGAACCGCGCCGGCGTCAGCCCGTTCAACGGATCGAGCTCGAGTTGGTAATAGACCGCGCCATCCGGCGCCAGCAGCGGCGTCACGCGTTGCGGATCGAGGACGTACAGCGCGACGACGACGCCGCGGCCGTCGCGCTGTTTCAGAATGTAGGCGTTCCCAAACAGCAGTTTCGACGCGATCCAGAGCTCGATCAGTTTCTGGATCGACTGGTAGCGGTTCGGTTTCCGCAGGACCGGCGAGTACGCCGGATTGATCGTTTCCGTCCAGACGATCCCCAGATCCGTGTCCTCGCCCATGACCAGCCGTAGCCGGCACTTCGCGATCGTTTCCGCAATGAGCGTGGTACAGGCAAAGACGGTCGGATTCGCGGCCGTCGTCGTGAGCGTCAGTTCATCGTCTTTCTGCCACGCGCCGGTGTACGGTTCTCGGACGACGGGCCAGTTCGCATAGCGATTCGTGGGAATCGCCGCCAGCGAGCCCGCCGTCCGTGCGAGCCGAAGTTCATAGCCGAAGGCGCGGAGAGACGGCACAGGCGGGACCGCCTTACGCCGTCTTGTGATTCTTCGTCGCGGTCGCCGCCGCGCCGCCTTCGAGCGCCATCTGCCCGGCCGGGATCGTGTAGGTCGCGCCCGTCACGAGCTGCACCGCGTCGACATGCGCCTTGAGCCAGGTAATGAACTGTTCCGCGCGCAGGCCGACGTAGTTGTTCTGCCAGAGCGACACGTAAATCGTCGTCGCATCGGCCGGATCCATCGGCGTGTCGGACATCTGCAACGACGCTTCGCGGCTGACGTCGACGGACACGCTGTCGTCTTCGGCGAGCAGAATCAACGACGGCGCGAGGCCGATGATATTCGTGCCCGCCGACTTCGTCGTGATGACGGGAATCCCGCTCACCGTCCCGCCCGACGCCGTCATGTCGGGGAAGCGACGATTACCCATGCTGTCGGTCTGGAAACTCAGCACCAGCGCATTGTTCGGGGACATCACGATCACGAGCTGATCGAGCGGCACGTTGTGGAGGGTGAACGCATTCGCGATCGTCACGATGTCGCCGAGCGGCCCCGTCGAGGCGGTCCCAGTGACGCCGTTCGTGACACTCGCCGGACGGACGTTCGCGACCACCGTGATCGTCGGATCGAAAAACTGGTTGTCCAAGAATTGCGCGATCCCGGCGATCATGTCGGCGCGGCAGAGATCCTCAGCCTTCGGCGTCGAGAGTTTCGCGAGCTCCTCCGTGATGACGATGATCCCGGCCGTCTTCGACCAGGGCAGCGTCACGGAACTGAAGGCGAGTTTCGTGACCGGTTTCGGTTTGGTTTCTCCGACCCACTGATAGACGCCGCCGCCGGTCTGGGCGGGCACCTTCGTATTGAACGGGACGCGCCGTAGCCCCGGAATTTTGCCCAGCGCGGTCTGCGGGCGGAGCAGCTGGACAAATTCGGTCGAGATGTTCGGTTGGACCAGCGGGCCGGCCCAGGTCGCATCCGTCGCCGTGCCGGCGCTGATCGCGGCCTTGAGATAAAGCGCCACTTCCGGCGTCGAATCATCCCAGCGCTTCGCGTATTCGGCCGCCTCGAGCTGGTTGCCCTTGCACACGACCCGCGCGCAGACCATGCGCATAAACGCCGTGCCCGGCGGGACGTTCGCCTTGACACGCACGCGCGTGTACGGCGCCGGCATCGGACGCGCGCCGTCGCTACTCTTGGCGAGCGTCATCAGCGGTTGCGCCGCGGCCATGTTCGCCTTTTCCAGGTCCATCAGCCGGGCGATCGTCGCGTCGTACTTGTGGACTTTCGCCGACAGCTCGTCGTACGTCTTGGTTTCCGCGTCGTCGAGCGGATCCCGGCGATCGGTCATGAGCTGGGACATCTGGTCGTGCAGTGGGGCGCGTTCATCCTGAAAGGATTTGATCTGTTCCTGGAGCGTCGGTGTTTCCATGATGCTGGACCGTGAATGGGGAATCTCCGCGACAGCGGACGGGGTGAGGCCGGACGCGGCCAGGTCGAGCGCCTTGATCCCAGTGATCAGCGCGTGGGGATTCATGCCGATCGTCACGAGCGACAGTTCAAGAATTTCGGATTTGCTGAACAGCCGTCCGCCGGACAGGAGCGGTTCGATCCATTCCTTCTTGGCGCCATAACCGATCGAGACGCCTTTCAGCAGGCCCGCTTTCACTAGGTGCCAGGCTTCGTTGACGCGATCGCGGACGATACCCGGTTCCGCAATGGTCTTGATCCACGCGGTGAACGGAATGCCGAGCGGGGTCGCGATCCCTAACTGGGCCGACCCGACCGGGGATTTCGTGTCGTGATGCAGGAGCAGCGGAATCTCGGCGGCGTACATCGCGCCGAGCGGATCGATGATGTCGCCTTGTCGGTCGGGTTCCGGCGTCGTCGCGATGCCGGTGATCAGCCGCTGCTCTTCGTCAATCGACTTGACGTGCAGCGAATACCAGGCGGTTGTGCGTTCGTCCATCGCGCCCGGTAGCGTAGGGCGGACGGGTCAGCCGGCGCTATTTTCCGTCCGTGCCGTCCGCGTGGTCGCATCCCGGAGGCGGTCGCGGATCCACTCGTTGACCGATTGCCGCGACACGCGCGCCGCCGCGAAGCTCTTGTCGTAAAGCACCGCCGGCAAGACCAGATGCACGTCGACCGATCGCTGCTGCGTCTCGAGGCGTGGCCGACCCCGGCGGTTCGGTGTCGTCATGGCGTCGCCTCCGGGAAAAAATAATAACTGCCGCCGCCAGCCGGCGCCGCGTGGCGATCCATCATTTCGATCGCGAGAATCAGCGCGACCACGCCGTCAATGCGCGCCGTCGACGCGGTCTTCGACGGTTTGATGTTCCCGCTCGCGTCCGACTCAACCGACACGTTCGACACATTCCAGCGCAGGACCGGATGCCCACTGTGGCGCAGCGTCCGCGCCAGGACCGCCCGCTCGAGCGCCTTCGACGGCGCCGACAGCGCCGCGAACCCCTGGCGGACGGGCATGCACTGGAACCCGTCTTGCGCCTTCAACCGTTCTACCAGGTCGGTCGCGTTCCACGGATCGAACCCGATCGCGATGACGTCGAATTCGGCCGCCCAGCCCTGCAGCGTCGCGCGCACTGCCTCATAGTCGACCGACGTCCCCGGCGTGAGCGTCAGGTCGCCGTCGCGCGCCCAGACGTCATACGGGACGCGGTCGCGCCGCATCCGATCGTCGAGGCTGTCTTTCGGGAGAAACGGGTGCATGAGGACGTCAAACCCGCCGGCGTCGTCCGGGAAGACGGCGACGAGCGCGGTCAGGTCGGTCGTCGCCGACAGGTCCATGCCGACAAAGCAGCGCCGGGCGCGCAGCGCCGCCCGATCGATCGGCGCCTGGCAGGCGTCCCAGGTCGTCATCTGCAGCCAGCGCGACGCCTGTTCGGTCCACTGGTTCAGGTAGAGGCGCCGGAACGTGTTTTCGTACGCCGGGATCGACGCGGCGCGGGCCGCATGGATCCGCATGTCTTCGAGCGATCGGAAATCGCCGAGCGCCGGGTTCGTCTGGCGCCAGGTCGCCGCCGCTTGCCAGTTCGCCTCTGGCGGCGCCGCGTAAATGACCGGCAGAAACGACGGATCGAGCGCCGGGTTTTCGAGGACGCGCAGCGCGTGCGCGTGCAGTTCCCAGAGAATCGAATGCCGGTCGTAGCCGGCCGTCGTCGTCACGAACATCAGCGGGTTCCGCCGGGCGCCCATCGACGTCGAGAGGACATCCCACAGATCGCGCGTCGGCGCCGCGTGCAGTTCGTCATAGACGACCGCCGACGCGTTGAACCCGTGTTTGCTGTACGCCTCGCTCGAGATGGCCCGGTAGAACGACCCGGACGGCCGGTGCACG